ATACGACCGTTGACTATTAACTGTCCAAAAAGATAACTTTCACTTCTTAAAGCGTTTTTAGGTGCTTGTATATAAGGATTGTTAATGTTTAACTGTGTAGAATATGTGTCTGCAATACCTTTAGTTTTGTTAGCATACTGAAACATTTGCGTATTAAGTTCGTCAATAACATACTTGGTTTCAACGATATTATTTATTGCTCTGCCTGTAACATCGTCTAAAGTTCCTACTTTAAAGTTGATTCTACGCAATGCTTCACCTAAATTCATATTAGCTCCTAAAATTGATAAACTTTAAGGTCTGCCGGCATAGCGTCACCGACATAAATTGCTTTTATATTAATAAAGTTGTAGTCAAGAACTGCCATACTGTCTATAGCGGTAAGTGTAACTGCGTCGCCGTCGGCATTTTTGATTGTTCTTTCTATAGTATTGCCTGCATCATCTATTTGAAATACAGCTTTAAAATATATGTATTCGCCGTCCGGTATAGAACTTGCAGATTCTGCGGTTAATATTCTGTATGTTCTTGCACAGTCGCTATCGCCAATTCTTGATATTAAACCTAATGTTGTTTCTGCCATAATTTTTTACCTCGCTGTTATGTAGGCGGTATTTCTACCGCCCACACAAAGTTGTTAAATTAAGAAGCTGCTACTTCAGATGTTGTTCCTAACAAAGTTATAGAAACATCGCCTGCACTTCCAACTGACTCGTTAATTATTGCGTTTGTTGAAGCAACGATTGATGCGCTGTCAGTAACTGTTTTTACTGCAGTTATCAATTTTGTGTAATGACCTGATGTTGTTGCTCCTGCTGATTTTGTTATTGTCTGTCCTTTAATCTGTATAAAGCCGAAAGAACCGTCTGCAATACCAACATTAGCTACACCTGTAATTTTTGCAAATGCACTTGTAGAAGGTGCTACTGCTACAAAGCCAGGGTTAACCATAACGGTATCTTTTGCTGTCAAAGCTGCACCGGCTTTAACGTAGATATACTTTCTTGCGTTGTTGTTTTCGTCTATTGTTTCAACTTCAAACCCTAAAGGATATTCAGCTGATGTTGATGTCTTTTTCAAGTCGCCTGCTTCTTTCAAAGCCTGTTTGTTTAATATAAATTCTGCCATTTTGTTTGCTCCTTATTTTTTATTTGGCGGTTTTTTTATCATCTCTATGCCGCCAAAAGAGACTGTCCGAGAGGAAATTCTGGACGAATTATGCTACTAAAGATTTGTTTACTGCGAACAATCTTCTGTTGATACAAACGATGTTTCCGGTAATGTATTTCTGTACGCTCTTAATAGGTTCAAGAGGTAACTGCATACCTTCTTTATCTGTATCAAAAGGTGATTTGTTGTCAAAACCGTAGTTGTAATAGAACTTAATTACATCGGTTGGGAATATAACTGCCCAGTTGTCGCCGGTTACACCGTCTTTAGAACCGAAACCGAAATAATCAAGATAGAATTCAACTCCGTTAACCAAGAAACCTTTGAAACCTGTTTTTGCAAGGTCATCTTCGTTAACAAATCTCTGCTGTGCCTGTACTGAATTTTTGAATTTTTCAAATACAGCTTCGTTTGCTAAGCCCATAATTTGTTTACCGGTTTTTGCGTTAGCCTGCATTCTTGCCTGAACTTTTGTTATCATCTTGTTGATTGCAGCATAGTTAACTGTGCTGTCGGTAGTGATAACCGGCTGATAAGCATCAGATTCATAATCTGTGTTCAAAAGTCCTGCATAAGCAGTTCCGGAAGCTGCCAAGATATCTTTCAAACCGTTGAAAGCTAACGGATTGTCGGAATCGGAACCCCAAGCTGCAGCTGCCAATTCTCTGAAAGCGTCTTCTGTTGCACCTTCAATTTTGTCAGCGAAGAAATCTCTTACTGCCAAAGCTGAACCTTGAGCTTCGTTATAATCTTGCAATGTAAAGTTAACATTGAAGTTATAATATTTCCAAGGTAATGTACCGTACTGGAGCTGAACGGAAGGTGTTGCACTAACCGTTGCACCAACGCCGGGAATAAACCCTTGTGACTGATTTTTCAAAAGTTTAATTGGGAACTGGATATTGATACCACCCTTCTGGTGTCTTTTTCCTTCACCGGAAAAATGTTTCCAAAGCGGAGCAGCTTTTTCCAATCCGTCTTTTAATTCGTCTATAATGTACTGTACAACTAAAGCGTTAATTTCTTGTGTTTGTGTAGCCATTGTTTTTTCTCCTTATTTACCGCCAAATATTCGCTTTAGCCCTTCGGTAAACGCCGCTTTGCCTGATAAGTTAGGTGTCTGCGCCGATAACCCTGAACCTCCGCTAAGTATTTGCGCTTTTTTTAGTTTCTCTGCGTTTTGTTTTTCGTTTTCTTTTACTTTAGCGTCACGAGCTTCCATTAACTGTTTACCGTAAAGCTTTATAAACTCGCTTGTAAGGTATTTTGGGTCAATGTTGTTCTCGCCACACTTAGTAAAAAGAAAATTTTTTACTTCGTCTGTAATCTTAAATCCGTACTCGTTAGCAATCTTTTCGCACTCTTCAAAACCTTTTTGAATTGCGTCAAGTTCTTGCTGGTAAGCGGCTTTATCCTTACGCTCTTTTTCTTCAGCTTCTAAGCGTTGAAGTTTCTGTTCCAACTCTTGTTGTTTCTTAATCTGTTCAGCGTTCATATTAGGATACAAACGTTGCAACTCTTCTTGTTCAATCTGTTCAAAGAACTGTTGGATTCTGCCTGAGTACAAATCGTTTTGCATCAGCTTGTCAATGTAGTTATAAACTTGATTGATTCTGCTGTTCGGGTCACGATAATCTGCATATTTCTTTAACTCGTCAGCTAAAGTTTCAGATTTAAACCCGTTATCTTTCAGAACCTTTTCCAAGTTTTGAAACTTCTTGTTTAACGGCGAGAATTGACTTTCCAAAGACCTGTACGCCTTATAAACATCGTCTGCCGTTTTCCACCCGTTACCGTAACGAGAATCTTTTTTCCACTCTTCCAAAATTGGCTCAGGCTGGTTTATTTGTTTTGCAAATTCCTCTGTTCCTTTATTTTGTTCCTGTGGTTTCTGACTTTCGTCAGTTTCAGGTGTTGCTAATGCATTTACTTCTGTATCTTTTACTTCTACATTCTGATTTTCTAATTCCATAATTTCCTCTCTTTACTTTACAAAACCGCTTTTTTTAACTTCTTCTTTTTTTACTTCAGCCAAATTGTTTTCGTTGATGTTGTTGTCCCACAAATATTTGTTGTAGGCTCTTTGCTGTTTGTACAACTCTTCTTGCGTCATATTTGGCGTACCGCCAAAACTTTCCCCTCTTTCAAAAGGCATACTATTTCCTCCCGTAATCTTCTAAAGCCATATCCATTGCTTTTTCTGCAACGTCCTGTTTATCTTCAGACGACTTTTCAATTTCGCCTTCAGCTTTTTCTTCTTCTAACAACTGCTGTGCAATTGTTTTAATTTCGTTTAAATCATCGGACGCAATTATGGTTTCAAGTCCTTTTCTAACTCTTTCCATATGTCCGTCGTGCCACTCTTCAAAATCTTTCTGTTCGCCTTTAGCGATATCTTCGTCTGCTATTGCCTCTAACTTAGGCATTTCTTTTTCTTCTGCCACCTTTTTTAACCTCCTCTTTTTTTTCTTCTTTAGGTTCTTCTTTGCTTGCTTTTTCCAAAGCTTCTAAAAAGTCTGCTTCTACTTTCATTTTGTACCCGTTTAGCGTTGCTAAATACTTTGCTTTTCTGTCAAGCTCGCCACCTGCTGGGAAAAAACCTAAAATTTCTACAAAAAACTTTGCATTTACTTCAAACTTTTGTCCTACCTGCATAAATTTCCTCTCTTATCCGTTAATTTCTTTATCTGCAATAGCGTTTTCTTGCCCTACCATTGCCTGTTCAGGGTTATTGCTAACCTTTTCGGGCATTATTGTCGCTATATCTGTTGCAGATGATTTACTTGTAATTGATTGTACCGGTGCAGAACTGAACGTGTCAGGCGATGCATCTAAACCTAACGATGTAAGTATCTGTCCTTTAGCTTTGCTGAAACCTTCTAACGATTTGAATATTTCTTCAAACGATTTGCTCAAATCTTTGTTAGTAAATATTGCTTTTAAATCTACAGGTGGCTGATTCTGTGCCATTTGTTCCTGTTTCTGTCTTAAAAGTGCTATAATTGCTCTATAATTAGGTATATCAAGCGCTTTTAAGTATTGTTCTAATATGTCAATGTCTGCATTTACATTTAATACACCGCTTGTAAATATACGTTCCATTGTCAAAGCAAGTTCTTTTCTTGAACGAGGTATTTCTGTTCCGGCAACAACTTCTATCGTATATTTCCAATCTTTGTTGATAACAATTTCAGCTGCAACCTTTTGTGCATCGTCATAAAGTTTTACAACCTGATTATTGTTAATATCCGTTCCAAACTCTGCATATTTAATCTGTATCTTATCTATGGTTAACCCTGTAGCTATTTCTACAATTCTCTTTTCCGTATAATATTCGCCAATTAAGGCAACTATCTTTTGTCCTATTTCAACGATAAAGTTTTTCAAATTCTTTTGGATCAAACGGATAGAACTCATCGGGCTTTCGTTAAGCTGTTCAACTTGCTCGCCTGAAGTTGTGCCAACTTGTCTTTGCCCATTTATCATTGTTTCGTTAAGGTGTGCTTTGGTATAAGCTGCTTTTTCGTAGCGTTGCAAAATTGTTTCTAACTTTGCAGCTTCTTCTATCATTTGATTTTTGATTACCTGCGGATTAGTAGAACCGTCCATAGCAAACTTGCTACTTTTAATAACAGAGTTTGCTACAAAAGCGTCGTCGCCTACATCTACGCTTCCGTCCGGTACTAATATTGCATTAACATTCTGTGAAATATAGAACGCCATTTTTGCAAGCGTTCCATTTATACGATTTTGGATAGGTATTAAATCTTCAACTTCACTTTTACCTTCAATATTGTTCATTGTTAAAGGGTTAAAGAAATCTATGTTTGCAAGTCCTCTAAATCCTTCCGGTGCAGGTGTATCTTCTAATATAAGTCCGTTTTCTTCGTTCGGGCTAAATATTATCAACCTTCCGTTCGGGTACATATATATAGATTCAGCTTTTAACTGTTCAATATCTACGCTATCTTGTTGTTCAGGCGTATAAACTGATGTATCAACTAAAAACATCGCAACAAGTTCTACAGTTTTACCTGCCTGTATACCGCCGATACTATTGTTATAAACAAGTCCGCCTGTTTTGTCTGTTTGATAAGCAACTATATTTTTTGTTTGCGTGCCTTTTTCTTCGCCAAGCGATGTAGTTATCTTGTCTATCTGTCTGCACTTTTCTATATTAAAGCTACCGTCAGCGTTTCTGCAATACTTTTCTTTTACAATTTGTGCAGGTACACACTTTTTATATGCTACAAACGATAAATCTTGAACAGATTTTGCCCCTTTATCAAATCTGATGTTTTCAGGAGAAATATATTCAAGTTTTATCTCGTTTATACCGTCAATTTCTTTAATTAAAGTCTGTATAGCGGCAAAACCCATAATTTCGCCGTATCTAACAACTTTTTCTTTAAGTTCGTTAAAATTATTACACTTTAAAATGTGGTGCAACTCTTCGTTGAGAACGTCCGCTATGATTTGATGATTTTTGATTTCTGAAATGTCTTTAAGTGGTGATACGGAAGGAACGACTTGAATTGTGAACGGTGCGTCCAAAGTTGCATTTACTTTTGTTTCAATTATTTCTTCAATAATGTTTTCAGATGTTTTCTCTTCATTACCGAAATAATTTTTGTTTAGTTTACCGTCGTAATAATCGTAAAACTTCTTGTATTTTTCCGAGAAGTCTTTACCGTTTTTCCATAAATTGTTGACGAGTTTAAAAAGTGTTTTGTTTTCCATACCGCAATTTTAGCATATTGTCAACTCTAAAATCGTGGTATATTTTTTGCAATTTTTTGCAACTTTTTAACCGTTTTTAGCCCTGTTTTGCAAATCTTGATAATAATGACTATTACCTGATTTAATACGGGCAAAACCTTCGGTAAAATGTTTTTCTATCCTTTGGCGTCTTTCTTGTTTGTTTAAACGCTGTCTGCGGGCTGTTTCTCTGTCCATTTCGGCGTCAGATATATAAACATACCCCTCTTTCTCTTTTGCTTTAATTTCGGCATTTGAAGAAACTATCCTGCCAAGTCCAACATCAAAAAAAGAGTGAAATACTTGCTTTCTGTACGCTCTTCTATAACGAATATTTTGTTGCCAATTAAAGAAAAACTCGTCAATATAATCAAACAGCTTTTCTTTTTTTGTTCTATCATCAAAATATTTTAGTCCTGTCGTTCCGTATCTGTATAACCGTTTTGGCGGTCTGATACGCTTATACACTTTGTAAACAAATTGTAATATTTTATCCATAATCTTTTACTTAGTTTCTTGTTATAAATATTTTTGCGTGTCGTTTCGTAACTTTCGCACGCTATATCTGCAATATCTTCTATCTTTAAGTTAGATATTTTTCTTAACTTCGCTAATATAAAATAATGTCTGTTAGATATCTTTTCTCTTTGCAATTTCATATCTGAATTGTTTACCTAAATAGCTACGCAATTCCAAACTGCCTATCTGTCCGCTGATTATCTTACTTATTGCCGGTGCTGATGTATCTACATTTTTAAATTTTCGTTCAATTATCTTTGCTACATCTTTTGCTACATACCCCGATTCCATATAAAGTTTCTTAAACTCGTCATCAGTAAATACTTCAATATATTTGTCGTCGTTCAAATAAGCGTTTAACTTGATATTTGTTTCGCTTACTGCCGTTCTTATCTCGTCTTGATTCTGTTCAAGCAACGCAACTTTGCCTACTACTTCATCAGGATTACGCATAGTTTCCAAGTCGCTAATACGGTTAATTAAATTGTCAACCTTACTTTCAAGCATTTTTACTTTCTGCTCTAATTCCATTTTTTACCTCCACAATTTGAATTTGTTTTCCTTTTTTTACCTGTTCCTGCATTTCTCTGAACTGGTAATCATTTATCCTTATTTCTTTTCTTTTTGTCATATTATCCCCACTTTGCATTGTTATCTTCCTTTTTTTCTTTAGCAAATATTTTAAATAACCCTTTTGGCTTAAACACTTTTACACTTTCTATCGGGTCTTGCTTTATTACAAAACAAAAGTATATCGCTCTAAAAACAAACAGTATAAAGATATAAACTATTATTAAACAAGCTATTCCGATAAGTATTATTTCTTGCATATTTACTCCAAAATATTTTTTATTCTTTCATATTCTTTTTCAGTAAAAACTATCGCCCATTTCTCTTTTTTCTTTTTCTTTTCTCTTTTTATTGCTTCTTTTCTAAACCTTTGAAGCATTTTATAACATTCTTCTGCAAGTTTTTCTTTTTTCATATTACCCCCACAAATTAGCTGCCGTTCTGTTCTTATGCCCGTAAATGTTGGCATATTCAATACTCTTTTTATATTTTTCTGCGTCTGTTTTCTGATGTACCGTTTCTGTCATTCTGTCGGTATAACTTACGCCCATTAACCTAAAACTATCTGCACCGTGCGATGTCCAATCGTGTACAGGCTCTTTTGAGTACACCATAGCTATCGGGTCTTCTTTCCTTTTATAGTTAGAAAGCGCAGATATTCCCTCTTCGCATTTGATCTTGTCAAAATAACATTTGTTAAATATCAACTTGCAGGCATTTATTCCGTCGGCAATACTTGTCGCTTTAACAACTTCAGTCTTGAAACCGTGCGATTCCAAAGTTTCTGCTCTACTTCTTCCGTTAGTCCACTCTCTTACACGCCCGTCGTGCGGTAATATCAACTTGTTGTATTTATATCCGTACTCTTGCTCTTTTTGTTTTAATACGTCCAAATAATGTGTCGCCGCCTGATTGTTGTTTTGGTAATAGTCAATTAAATGTATCTCGTCGCCAACAAACTGCACAAACCATATCGCTGTAGCATCGTCCATACCAATGTCCCAAAAAGTCCAAACAAAAAATTCGTTATTGAACGGCACATCGCCTATTCTTCCTTGCTGTTCTGCTTCTGCCATTTCTTTGGTATAAATACCGCCTGCAATACCTTCTACCCATAAACCTAACAAGAAACGGTTTCTTTCTTCTTCAGGCAAATTTTTAAGAATATCAATATAATCTTCGGGTAAATTGGCAATATTGTCTTGCGGATTCATTAACAAATATCCGTATTGATCGGGATTGTTTAACGGCTCTTTTGTTTTTGCGTTTACTTTCTGCACAAATGTTTTGTAACCCCAATGCCATTTTCCCGGCGGGTTACAGTCGCCCCACCACATATTCGGACACATATTGCCGTCTTTATCGTAAGATTTCAGCGATAATCTCGTTAAAACTTTGGTATAAGATAAATATGCCATTTCCGATATTTCGTTAAAATATACGGTATTAAACTCTTTACCAAGCACATTATCAGCGTGTTTCTTGTCGTCCATATATCCAAACCATATCTCGCTACCGTTATTAAACCTTGCAACAAGTTCCTGATTATTTAGTTCCGGCTTAAAGTTTGGATCTAACAAAGAACATACTTTCGGGAAAGTATCAAGCCATATAGATTCTTTCAAATCTTTTCTTGTCTGCCTAAATATACCATGTCTTGACTTGTTATAAGTTAAAGCCCTATAAATCAACGCTGCGCAATAAACAAATGTTTTACCGGAACGAGAGCCACCAAACAACAAAGTTTGTTTATGTTTCTTAATAACATTAACGGCATTTATCTGTGCTTCTGTAAATTTTATCATAGCCCTTTAAAGTCCGTATTAAAAACAACCTGTACAATTTTCCCTTCAACTTCAGCTTTGATTCTTTCGGTATAAAGCCCTAACAGTTTGCCTTTTAACTCTTCAGCTTTCAGCCACGCTTGAACGTTCTTTTGTTCTTCTGCCATTTGCTGTGCGTATAACAAAGAATTAAAACTATCTTTAGCTGTATAAACAACTTCCTGCTGTATTTCTTTCCTTCCTTGCTCAATTATAGGGACTATATAGGGTTTGTGTAAAATCTTCTGTGCTTGAGTTGCAATTGTGGTTTTGTTTTGGTTAGTAGGTTTGTAGGCGTTAATATAAGCTTGCGAAGGATTTACTCCTTTCACAATTTCTTTACAAAAAATCTGTTCTTTAGGCGTTAATTTTTTGCCCATAAATAAAAACGCTCCTACAAAGTAATGTAAGATTTAAAGATAAAAGTATTATATATAAAATTGTTGATTGTTTTATTCAGGAAAGTGTAAAAAAGAAAAACCATAAACAGTTCAATTTCTCCACGATAAACTTGTCAGGTTTTTCCATTTTAATTTCTATTCAGTTTTCCGACGACACAATTATACCATATTTTTTACTTTTTTGCAAGCGATTTGTTTGTTATATTTTCTCATATATTCTCTTATGTATTTTCTTCTCTTTTCTTTATTTTCTCTCTGCCATTTCTTTGCTCTTTCGCAATTCTTTTTCATAAACTCTTTATCTTCTCTTTTTTTCATATACCAATCACAATGCGATATTTTATGTTTTAGCCAATTATCTTTATCTGCATAATATTCTTTCATTCTTTTCAATATTCGTTCTTTGTTTTCACGGTAATACTTCAACCAACTTTTCTCTCTTTTCTGTTTTGAGTTCTGATAATATCCTCTAATTTTTTCAGGATTTCTTGCAACCCATTGTCTATGCTGTTCTCTTTTATGCTCTCTAAAAACCGAATCGCTTTGCCATTTTTCTCTATTTTTCCTATTAATTTCTTCACGATTCTTTTTTTTGTATTTTTTGTATCTTTTAAGCTCTTCTTTTTTTAAATATCCAAGCCACTTGCTATAATCATCTAAAGACAAACTGCGAATATAATCTCTATGAAACCTCGTTCCATAATAATTCTTCGGCAAGTTGCTGTTTTTTACAGTATCAATATAAGTATCAATGCTTACATATCCCATTTTTTGCCTTTACACACACATTAAAGCATAACTATGTTGTGTTCTATTGTGATGTTTATTGTAAATATTGATTAATTCGGGTTTGCTACGCACAAAATTTCCCACTGTCGTTCTATGCACTTTTAAACTTCTTCCAATCTGACTAAAAGAAAAACCCTGTCTTAAAAACTCTAAAATTTTATACTCTTTGTGTGTAAGTTTTTTTTCTAAATTCTTGCTTCCTACAGGTCTGCCTAAAACTTTGCCCTCAGCTTTTAATCTTGCTAATGCCTCTTTCGTTCTTTGTGATATTAAATTCCTTTCAATTTCTGCTGCAAGTCCAAAAGCAAACGCTAATACTTTACTCTGAATATTATCGCCTAACTCGTAACCGTCTTTTTGTGTTATCACTTTTATATCGTTTTTCATACAAAATTCTAATATTCTCATAACCATAAACAACCTTCTTCCAAGTCTTGAAAGCTCACTTGCCAAAATAACATCACCGGCTTTTAACTTTTTCATCAGTTTGCCTAAAGCTCTTTTTTCCGGTTCTACCGTTCCGGATATACCGTCATCAACTATCCAACTGTCAACCTGCATATTTCTTCTTTGAGCTAATTCCAAAACGCCTTTTTTCTGATTGTCGCAATTTTGGTCATCTGAAGAAACTCTTAAATATCCATATATCATAACTTTATCCATTCCTCCACTACACTTACAGCTTTATCACCATATTTATTTTTTATATGCTCTTTCAAACTTACACCGTCAGGAACATCAAACATACTGTCAAGCTCTACTATATCCAAAACCAAATAACCGAAAAACGGCGAAACATTTCTATTTATCGGTGCGCAAAAGCCAAATATTTTATAAAATTCATCTTTTAACTCGTGGCTTTTAAATACTTTTTCTCTTTGCATTATTTGCTTACCCCTTTTACAAACCGCCATTTATTAACATTTGCTTCAATAATATCCCAGTTATCCCACAAACAATATTCAAATCCTAACTCTTTAACTTTTTTTTCAAACTCTTTTTGATATTCGCTCTGTCTACCTTTCCCGTTCGGGCTTTTCAACTCTACAAAAACACATTTTGCATTTGGTAACAACACGATCAAATCTGAAACGCCTGCGGTCATTCCTTCTGCTTTAGCGATTCTTGCCTGCGTCATCTTTAACTGCGTCCCGTTTGGTACGCTAAAACAATAAATATGATTCAACTTCAAATACCTTACAACTGCCATTTGGAACTGACTTTCTAAATGCCTCAACTTATTTCCTCCTAATTTCATATTTTGTCTGATAACATTTTTCACAAAGAAACGGCGAATTGTATGTTATTGCAATATTGTTTCCGTCTATATATTGATATAAATCTTCTGTCTGTTTTCCACACATCTGACAATTTTTAGGTTGTTTTCTCTGTCTTAAATATTTCTTTGGCGTTCTATAATGCCTCATTTACGCTCCTTTTCTTCATACAACGCACATTTGGCTAAACCTGAAAATATTGCCCTTTTTCTTACAGCGCAATCATTATATTTTTTACATTGGGTGCAAAAAGTAACTTTAAAAAAATCTTCTTGTTCCGTATCTTGTTTCATATTACAAAAATCAATTAAAAAGTTTATCTCGGCAATTATCAAATCTATATTAATACATTGGCTATCTGCCCAGCTAAAATTTAATCCGCTCTTTTCGTTTTGGCTTTTTGCTTCTTCTTCAAGTTTTTTCTTTCTTTCATAAAGGTTCTTTTTCCTGTTTTCTAACTCTTCAATAGTTATATATTTCATTTCCCCTTCCTTTTAGATTCTCTCAAATCTTTTTCTATCCAGCTAATCAACTTAATTATTAGAACAAACAAAAACAGATAAAACCCGAATATTATCAGACACGCCTTAATTATCGTCAGCATTATTCCTCCTATCACACTCCTTTTGTGCTTCTTCTTCATTTTTAAAAAGCAAACAATTACAATCTATCATTAAATAACCTTCTTCTAAAGTATTATATATACTCCAATAATATTGATTATGTTTTTTAACTACAAAATATTCTTTATTTCCCATTTGTTTGCTCCTGTTGAACTACCGAGATTTCCTCGTGTGTTTTAAGTTCGTGAAGTATATCATCTACTAATAATGTTACGGTATTAATTTTATCGTATGCTACTTCTCTGTTGCCTTTACTAATAACATCTATTGCATATAACGCTAATTTTTTTACCTTTACTCTTATTGCTTCTCTTTGTTCTTGATTCATTTTTCTTCCTCCTTAAATAAGCATACTGCAACATAATCTACTATTGCTCCTAATTCTCTTAACAACCTTTTTAGTGTTTTACTATCGGTATCTTTGTTAAAGAAATACTCAATACTATTTTCAATATCTCTTGATATTTGTCTTGCTTTTGCTAACTGCCATTTTCTTTCTTCTTCTTCTTTGTATCCCATTTTGCTATCACACTCCTTTATATAT